AGATGTATTTTATTACAACAAAAAGAATGTTGGAAGTATGCTTTTTTCAGCACACCCCAACATTCATTATAGAACCGAAAAGGAAAACAGCGTATTGGAAGATAAGGAAATCAACCACCGGTCAATATGCTGGTGGTATTTTTATACCCATTTTTAAGGAGAAAAGACAATGAGAAAGAAAATAGCAGCATTTTTTATGGCAGCTTGTGTAGCAAGTGGTGTGGCCGGCTGTTCAACGGCATCTACAGTGAACCACAATTTATCAAAAGATGCGAATGAATTTAATGTTTATCGCAGAATTACGGTTACAAATGCGAGAACAGACACGATTATGCTTCAGGCAGAAGGGTATATGGCGCTTAGTAACAACAGCTCAAATGAATTAGTAGTAACGATCAAAACAGGAGAGGAACAGTATTATAAGGATTATATTTATCTGAATGACTGGACCTGCTATGTGATGGAGCAGACGGAGCCGAAAGGAACGGACAAGTATCATTATGAGCTGGTATTTTATCCTGAAAGGCTGATTCCAGATGTTGAAATTAAATAAATCTGTTGCGACGTCGCAACAAATAGGGAGGTGATTACAATAGGATTTTTCAAGTGGATCAGATGGATCAGACAGCACCGATGTAGCCACTACTACCGCAAGCATTGGAGCCGGGATTCCGGTTCATATGGCGGATATGTGATGCGCTGCACATTATGCGGGAAAGAGAAGGGACGGTATGATTGATATTTTTTGTACCGGAGCATCCTTCTACGGCGTAAAGCTCAGCTATGCAGCAATGGAAATCATTATGAGAGAGGATTTTGTAAAGGATCAGGACTTTATTGAGTTTGTCTTTGAAGACGGGACAAAAGGAGCAGTCCGAAAGGGCACAGTCATTGGTTTCACAGAATCAACAGTAGAGGTTTAGACACGCTTAAAAGGCGTGTTATTTTTATGCCCTGTCATAAGGCATAAAACTGGGCGCTACTCTGCCGGGAGTATAACCGGACGATCCCAATACCCGGAGAGCGGGAATAAAAATCTATGGAGGTAAGCACGATGGAATGGTTAAAGACAATTTTAGAGAAGGCAGTGATCACCGACGGGAAGCTGGACGTTGATGCCACTATGAAGGAAATCAATGGGGAGTTCCCGAAGCATGCAGTACCGAAGCAGGACTACAATGACAAGGTGAAAGAGCTGAGCACAGCCAATGACACGATCAAGGATCTGAAAAAGAACAATGCAGACAACGAAGATCTGCAGAAGAAAGTCAAAGACTACGAGGCAGAAGTTGCAGGTCTCAAAACAGCAGCGGAAAACACGAAGAAGGAATATGCCTTAAAGGATAAACTGAAGGAGGCCGGCGCTATGGATGCAGATTATATCATCTACAAACAGGGCGGGCTTGAGAAATTCACCTTCGACAAGGAAGGTAAGGTCATCGGATTGGATGACGTTCTCAAACCGATGAGAGAAGCTTCTCCGCACCTGTTTAAGAATGCCGGCGGAACTGGTGGCTATAATCCGGCGGGAGGTGGAAATCCGCCAGGAAATAATCCGTTTGCAAAGGAAACCTATAACCTTACAGAGCAGGGACGCCTGTTCAAACAGAATCCGGAGCAGGCCAGACAGCTGGCAGCTGCGGCCGGAGTAAAACTTTAAGAAAGAGAGGAATTTTAAATGGCAGGAACAACCTTACAGGACGTAATTGTCCCGGAACTTTTTAACCCGTACGTGCTCAACCGGACAATGGAGCTGTCTGCACTGGTGCAGAGTGGCATCATTGCAAATAACTCAGAGTTCGATGCTTTGGCATCCCAGGCGGCGCCGACCGTTAACATGCCGTTTTTCGAGGATCTGACAGGAGAATCTGAGCAGGTGATCGAGGGAACAGATCTTGAAGATAACAAGATCACATCCAACAAGGATGTGGCAGCAATTCTCCGCCGTGCAAAGATGTGGTCCGCGACGGATTTATCCGCAGCACTTGCCGGAGCAGATCCGATGCAGGCAATCGGTACTCTTGTGGCACGCTTCTGGGAACGTGACATGCAGAAAGAGTTAATTGCCATCCTCGGTGGTGTATTTGGAACTGTGCCGGCCGGCGGGTCCGGAACTCCGCCGGCAGAGACCAGGCTTGAAAGCAACATCCTGGACATTTCCGGATTAAGCGGAACGAAGGCGAACTGGTCCGGAGCTGCGTTTATTGATGCGGAACAGAAGTTAGGTGATGCGAAGGCGCAGTTGACCGGTGTTTGCATGCACTCTGCAACAGAAGCATATCTGAAAAAACAGAATCTGATCGAGACCGTGCAGCCGTCCAATGACGTTGCATTCGGTCTGTATCAGGGAAAACGCGTTATCATCGATGATGGCTGTCCGGTATCTGACGGTACCTACACGACATATCTCTTCGGTAACGGTGCTTTAGCTCTTGGAAATGGTCATCCTGTCGGATTCGTACCGACCGAGACCGATCGTGCAAAGCGCAAAGGTTCCGGTGTTGATTATCTGATCAACCGCAAGACCATGATCCTGCATCCGAGAGGAATCGCATGGCAGAATGCTGAGGTGGCAAAGACCGAGGGTCCGTCCAGAACTGAGGTGGCAAACCCGAAAAACTGGAAACCAGTCTATGAGCCGAAGCAGATCCGTATCGTGGCATTCAAGCACAAACTCGGTTAAGGGGGATGAGATATGGCTGTAAAGACGGTCCAGGTTATCATCAACGGTGCGGTGACCACACTCTCATATAACGGTCAGACCGGGAAATATGAAGCAACGATCACAGCACCGTCCAAGTCTAGCTATAACGTCAATGCGGGGCATTACTATCCGGTTACTGTAAAAGCAACGGACGAAGCAGGGAATGTGACCACAAAGACAGATGCGGATACAACGTTGGGAGCCTCATTAAAACTGAAGGTCAAAGAGAAGGTTGCTCCTACAATCACGATCTCCAGTCCGACCGCAGGCTCTTACCTTACCACGAACAAGCCGACCATCAAATGGAAAGTTACAGATGCGGATTCCGGCGTCAATCCGTCAACCATCGGGATCACAATTGACAATGGAAGCAAAGTTACGGGTGACAGCATTACAAAGACACCGGTTTCCGGTGGTTATGAGTGTACATATACACCTGGCAGTGCTTTGGCAGATGGCAGCCATACCGTTAAGATTGATGCATCTGACTTTGACGGTAATGCGGCTGCTCAGAAGAGTGTTTCATTCAAGATCGACACGGTTCCGCCTACTCTGTCTATCAGCTCGCCGTCGGATAAGCTTATAACGAATAAGACAGCAATCACAGTTACCGGTAAGACAAACGATGCGACATCCAGCCCTGTAACGGTGACGATCAAGCTTAACAGTGGCAACGCAGAGGCTGTCGAAGTCGGAGCAGACGGAGCATTCAGCAAGGCTCTGACATTGGCGGTGGGAGCGAATACAATCACGGTAGTTGCCAAAGATGCAGCGGGCAAGAGTACGACGGTAACACGTACGATTATTGTTGATCAGACAGCACCGGTAATCAAGAGCATTACGATTAACCCGAATCCTGTAGACGCAGGGAAGACCTATGTGATCTGCGTGGAGGTCACAGACTAAGGAGGGCATAACATGGTTGCGCGGCTGGAAGGCATGATAAACGGAAAGGAGATCATATTCAGTAGAAAAGGAGGGGATATGTGGGAATGCACATTCCCTTCTTCTGATGCGTGTGAGATTGTCATTGAGCTACGAGCGTATGATGAGGCCGGTAATTTTTGCTATTCGGCGAGATATATGCTGTTGTTTGATCCGGAATGTCTGGAGCTGCGGCTTCTTCCATTAAGTGAATGGTTGGAAAGAATGCCGGAAGCTTCCTGGCTGGAATGCATCTATCCGTGCGACTGTGTGCTGATCAGGCTAACAGATGAGATCACGCTGGAGTGCATATGTCCCTGTGATTATTGGTTGGAGTATATGACACAGGAAATGAGGTAGAAAGATGATCGATTTTATCTTAGGCGAAACAAAATATGTAAAGTTTGCTGTGCGCTCCAGAAAACAGGAGCCGTTCTCGGTACGTTCTGCATCATGGGAACTATATCATAATGGGTTGTTGGAGTGTTCAGGAGACTGCGAAATCGAAAAAAAGGATACGGAGCTATATTTGCAGATTATGCTGTCTCCGGAACACCGGTCAAGAAAGTACCAGCTGTGCATCACTTATCAGACCGGAGAAGAGATTCGAAAGCACACGGAGAATATGGAGGTACGGTGATGGCTGTATGCATCGGAGAAGTTTCGTTGAGCCGGAATCCTGTATACGCAAAAGAAGCACTGATCATATCGGTAACAATAAAGAATCACCAGTATTTGAAACGATATCGTTATTCTGAATTGAAACAATATACAAATCGGCAGATAAGGGAAATGGGATGTTATCGTGCATCAGAACACAAGAAGCTGGCAAAATACCGATATGGGGAACTCAGACAGTACACCTATCTCCGGATACGTGAGAAAGGAGACACATGGTAAAAACGGAGATGCTTCAGCTTGTGAAAGACAATCTGAAGCTGCAGACGGAGGACTATGATCTTGCAATCATGGATCTGATCCAGGATTGCTGTTCCTATTGCAATCTGGAGGAGCTCCCGAATGCATTGGAACCATTTGTAAGAAAGAAAATCAAAAGAATGATTGATTATGAGACAGCAAAAGGAACCGGTTATCAGCAGGACATTGCCAGCATTAAAGAGGGTGATGGAAGCATTACCTACGCCACGGGTGGCAGTAACAGCCGTGACGGCATCTATGGTCTGTCTGATGCGGATAAGACGATTCTGAGACGGTTTAGGAGGTTGAGAGGATATGTTTAATCCTTATGAAGTAATGTATGACTCGGTCATGGATGTGTACCGGTATCGTGACACAAAGGATGACGCCGGATTTGATGCATCCGATGAAAGTCTGGTGGCATCCGGCATCAAGTGCCGATACAGCATTTTAAGCCAGGGAACAGCCGGTAGTCCGGTGCCGTCCCTGCAGGCAAGCAATCAGCTCTTTTGCGGCCTTGAGACGGACATTCGGGAAGGTGATAAGGCAGTGGTAACGCTGCGCTCCGGACAGAGCATCGTGCTCCGGATCGGAGAAGTACACCCTTATAGCTTTCAGTATCAGTGCCGGGTAGAGAGGGATGAGAAAGCGTGAGCAGTTCCAATTACAGAAGGAATGCGGCTGCGATCGACCAGTTCAGAAAAGAGCTGGAGACGGAACTTGGGGAGATTTCTGAGATCGATAAGAAGATCCTAAATCAGGCAGTGGGTGATGGAATCCGAAAGATGGAACGGGAAACACCTATAGGAAAACATCCAAACCCGGTTACGTTTACAGTGAGGAGAGGTCCACAAGCCGGAAAGACGGTTTCATTTAAGACGAGAGTAACGATTGTCGGAGGAACCTTAAAAAAAGGCTGGGAGAGTGCTCCGGCGGTCAAAACGACATCAGGCGTCAAAAAGGTTGTGGTAAATCATACCAAGTATGCAACGTACTGGAACTACGGACACCGGATTACCAATAAGAAGGGTGGACCGACGAAAGGCTTTGTCAAAGGAACCTATGTTTTGGAAAAAGGGATTACCTACATAGACCGGAGATTGATGGAACTGTTTAAGGCGGAAATCGAACGGATCAGGAGGAAGTACGATGAGTAATATAGCGGAAGCGTTATATAAAGCGATCGCATCCGAGTGTCGGCAGGCGTTGCCGGAAATCCGGAAGTTCTACCGGGATAACATCCCACAGAACTTTGAAGAGCCGTCCATCCTGATCTTCACGATCGAGACAGCAGCGGTGAGACGACTCGGAAACCGGCAGCGGATCACACACAGCATGGATGTCCAGTATTTTCCGGATGGAGATGCAGAGGACTGCCGGAAGAAATGCGAAACGGCAAAACAGGAAATGCTTCGGCATTTTGATGTGATCACCTCTGATGGAATGAAATTTTATGTAAAAAGCAAAACTGCATCCATCACGGACGATGTCCTTCACCTGATGTTTACGGTTATCTATACCGAGTCAGAAGAGAAGGAAGAGCCGAAGATGGAGGAAATCAATACGAATGTAGAAACGGAGGAACGATAATGGCAGGAACATGGGAAAGCCAGAATAAGGTCATTCCGGCGGCGTATATCAATCTTGTGACCAATACGCCGTTGAGTATCACGGCTGGAGACCGAGGGACCGTGGTGTTGGCGCAGGAATTGTCGGTCGGAGAGGACGGCACGATCTATCGCATTACGGCAACGGAAGCAAACTATCCGGAGAATGCAACTGCGGAGGATAAGAAGCTGGTAAATCTGGCACTTATGGGAGCAAAGACGGTGCTTTTATATAAACTCCCATCAAATCATACGGATGATCATGTGGAGGCGATGCTTGCGAAATTAAAGACGGAAGATGCAAATTTGATTGTGTATCCGTATCTGAAGTCCACGACATCTGCATCAACCGCTCAGCAGACGATCGCGAACTGGGTTAAAGCAATGCAGGAAGAGGAAGGAAAGAACATTACGGCGGTTTTGACGAATTATGTTGCGGACAGCCAGTATGTGATCAATAACGTACAGGGAGTAACACTCTCAGATGGCTCCACACTTACCGCAGCGGAAACCGGTGCGTGGATCGGCGGTGTGACAGCAGGGGCGAAGATCACGGAATCCAATACCGCGAGAAAGTTTGTTGGAGCGATCGATGTGTCACCAAGAATGACAAAGACAGAGATGGAAACAGCAATCAAGGCAGGAAAACTGATCCTTACTGTGGATAAGTCCCAGAATGTAACCGTTGTATCGGATGTAAACTCATTGACAAGCACGACGCAGAAGCTTGGAGAAATCATGAAACAGAACCGGTCTGTACGCACAGCATGCGGGATCCGGGAAGATATTGGAACCGTCTGGGATTCCAACATTAAAGGCAAGTATGATAACAATGAAGATGGGCGGGCTATTTTTAAAGGTGCTCTGGTTGAGTACTTTACAGATCTGGCACGCCGTGGAGCAATTCAGAATTTTAGTGCGGATAACATCACGGTAAAGGCAGGAGTAGCTATCAATGCAGTGGTGGTAGAAGCCGGTGTTCAGCTTACTGGCAGTATGGAGATCGCCTACATTACAGTGAATCTGACATAAGGAGAGAGACGAAATGACAAATTATACGAAACTCAGTGATACCCTCGGTGGATCTGAAGGAAAAGGCTTTATTACCCGCAGCGGGCAGAATCGTGAAATGTTTGAGATCTCGAAGATCGATGCGCACATCACCTTGACAGTGGCAGAGAAAAAGCTTCTCGGACATCGTATGACGCAGCATAAGGTCGTTGGCGCAACCGGAGAAGGAAGCGGCACCTTTTATTTCATGAATTCAGATGCGCTGAAAGAGTTCCTTGGATATAAAAAGAATGGTGTTTATCCGGCATCTACATTGCAGTTTGTAAATGAAGATCCGCAGTCCACGGTAGGTCGGCAGACGGTAACCTTGTTTCATGTGATCTTAAAAACGATTCCAATCGCATATCTGGAGGATGATAGCGAAGATCCGATCACATTTGATTCCGATTTTACATTTGATGACTGTGACTGTCTTGAGGCATTCCAGTTACCGGAAAACTTTCGATAAGGAGAGAAGAATATGGCAGATATGAAAGAAATGGATTTATATGGTTTTTTACATCCGGAGATCACTCCGGAAAAGGAGGTTCTGGTATCGCCAAGATTTAAGACAAAAGACGGAAAACCAATGGCCTTCGTGATCCGACCGCTGACACAGGAGATCTGTGATGTGATCCAGAAAGGATGTATCAAGACGGATAAGAAAGGGAATTCGATCTTTGACCGTGTGAAATATGTGAGTGAGACAACCGCGGCGGCCGTTGTGTTCCCGGATCTGAAGAACGCAGATCTTCAGAAAGTGTATGGAGTGATCGGAGAGGCATCCCTTTTAAGAAAGATGCTCTATGCAAACGAGTATAGCCTTCTTACTGACGCTGTCCAGGAACTTGCCGGTGTGGCTGATTTTGCTGAACTGGAGGAAGAAGTAAAAAACGGATAAGGCATAATGATCCGGAGTTTGTGATGGCTCATTATGCCTTACATAAACTGCACATACTCCCGGATCAGCTCGCAAAGATGTCGATCCGGGAGAAGGCTTTTATTTTTGCCAGCGTTGAGCTTCGGCTTGCATCGCAGAAGCACATAAGATAGCAAAAATGGCAGGAGGTGAAGAAACAGAATGGCAGGTTTAAGAGCAACCTTTGAACTGACAGACCGGTTTTCGCAAAAAATAACGAAGATCATTCAGAGCGCCGATAAAGCCGGAAAGTCGATCGAAGGAGCCAGCACCGCCGCCGATAAAGTCAAAACGTCGTTGGATAAGGCGGGCAAATCCGGATCAGGTGCAGGAAAGGGATTCAAAGAGACCGCTGACGGAGCTGAAAAAGCGAAGGAAAAGGTAAAAGGTCTCGGCGAAGAGATAAAAAAGACGAAAACCGTTGCGGATCGGGTAGCAGGGGCAATGGCTGGAGTCTTTGCCGCGAAAACAGCGATGGATGTGGGGCGCAGGCTGATGAGTGCCTCAGACTCTTATGCCAGCGCAAATGCCAGGCTGAAACTTGCAAATACAGATTCCGTCGGGAATACGATCGATCCTGCATTTCAGGATAAAGTGTATGCTTCTGCGCAGAGATCCCGGGCTTCTTATGAGAGTACGGCGCAGGGCATCTCAAGCCTTGGGCTGAATGCGGCCAGCGCCTTTAAGAACCAGGACGAGCTGATCGGCTTTGTGGAGTCGATCAATAAGCAGTTTGCAATCGGCGGAGTATCTGCGGAGGCGGCGGCCGGAGCCATGACCCAGTTAACTCAGGCGATGGGATCCGGAGCCCTGCGCGGCGATGAGTTGAACTCTGTTCTGGAAGCGGCACCAAGTATTGCGAGAAACATCGAGAAATATATGGGATGGGCCGAAGGTTCGATTAAGTCCTATGCAGAAAAAGGCATGCTGACGGCGGAAATTGTTAAGAATGCGCAGCTGGCAGCGATGGATGAGATTGACGCTAAATTTGGTTCTACTCCACTTACCTGGTCGCAGGTATGGACGATCGCGATGAATACGATCCAGAGAGTTTCAGCGCCGGTTCTGACCGGTATCAGCTGGATGGCCAATAATATGGATGTCATTGGACCGATCGTGCTGGGAATCGCCGCAGGCTTTGGGGTCTATGCGGTGGCGACCTACGGGGCGGCTGCCGCGCAATGGGTACTGAATAAGGCTGGAGCCGCGTGGAATGCGATCTGCACCATGAATCCGGTGGGACTTGTGGTTATCGGCATCATCGGACTGGTTGCGGCGCTGTATGCCGGAGTGGCAGCGTTTAATAAACTGACGGGAGCTTCGGTGAGCGCGACGGGGATTATTGGTGCAGCAGTGTATGTTCTCGGAGCTGGAATTTATAACCATTTTATCTTTCCTGTTTATAATGGTTTCGCTATGCTTGCGAATTTTATTGGAAATGTTTTTCATAGTCCTGTTGCGGCGGTAAAGATCCTGTTCTTAGACATGGCAAATACCTGCATTGGCTATGTGTTAAATATGGCTAGGGCAATAGAGAACATTATCAATAAAATTCCGGGAGCAACAGTTGATATTACTTCTGGACTTGAAGGTCTGAAAAATGGGCTTGAAGCAAAGTCAAAAACCATTAAAGATGAAAGTGGCTGGAAGGAGTATGTTAAACAGCCTAAGCTGATGGATTATAGTGAGGCAGCAGGAAAAGGATATGCAAAAGGGTCTGCACTGGCTGGCAAAGTATCAAATCTGGTCAGTGGTGGAAGCGGTGGCCTTAATCTTGGAACAATCGGGGACCCTGCGGTTGTAAAAGGCACGGGAAAGAATGGCAGCGTTAAGACATCCCTGGAAGATGAAGATATCAGTTATCTGAAAGATCTCGCAGAACGCGATTATGTGGCTAGGATCGCACAGAATACGCTTGCTCCGAACATTGCGATCACTTTCACGGGAGATATCAATAAAGAGGTCGACTATGAAAAAATCGGGCCGGTAGTGGCTCAGATCCTTCAGGATGAGCTGGAAACAGAACCGGAGGGGATTTACGAATGAGTTACAGCGTGTATATCAAATACAGAGGAAAAAACTACAAACTTCCGGTCAATCCGGAAGAGATCAAGAAAACGCAGAAACTGAATGTTGAAAAGTATCAGGTACTGGGAAGCGGACAGGTCAGCGTGCCTTCTTATCAGGCACTGCATGAGTATAGCTTTGAATGCGAGCTGCCGCATCAGGAGATGCACTATATGGAGCCTGGCGGTCGGGCAGATCCGGATTGGTATCTTTCCATGCTGACCAATGCTCAGAAGAGAAAGGAACCGGTCCGGCTGATCTATTCCAACGGGATGACAGATGATGAGTCGACAGAAGTCCTGGTGGAATCCTGTACGGTTGCAGAAAAATCGGGAGAGGAAGGGGATAAATATCTTTCCCTTTCTTTCCTGCAGTATCGGGAGCCACAGAAGAAATACCGCGCCGTTGTGAAAGCTACAGAAGCCGTTGCACAGCCTCAGGCACCTCAGCCGGCGAATCCGGCGGTCGAAACCGGAAAGACTTATACAGTTGTTTCTGGCGACACTCTGTGGAAGATCGCGAAGCAGTTCTATGGGAACGGAGCGCAGTACACGAAGATCTTCAGTGCAAATTCAGGTAAGATCAAAAATCCGAACCTGATCTATCCGGGGCAGGTTTTTACGATCCCGACCTAAGGAGGCAGGTATGCAGTTATGTGTGGAAAATGACAAAGTGATCTATGAAATTTCAGAGATGTGCTCCGAGATCAGTTGGAAAGATGAATTGAATAACGGGGCTTCGATTCTGGAATTTACATACCTGTATGATGGAGAACTGATGATAAAAAACGGTGATGTCGTCCGCCTCACAAATACCAGTGAGACGGATGGCATTTTTTTCGGCGAAGTTTTTAAAGTAAGCATGGGAGAGGATCGCAAGGTCAAAGTGAGAGCGTATGATCAGCTTCGACGGGGAAAGTCAAAAGATATCATTCCGCTGGAAGGTGGAAAAGATACCGTTGTTACCATCACGCAGGCGATGTGCCGACGTATGAATATGAAGGCTGGGAAGATGCCGGGATCAGTTTCATATAAGGTTCCAAAGAGTAAAGTGAAGTATCAGGATACCTGGATCGATGTGATTTATGATCTGATCGGAGATACTCTGGTCAACACGAAAACAGAAGCTGATCCACAGGGAACCTGGTATCGGCTAGCAGATATCTATGGTGAAATCCGGATCGATGATCTTCGAGATTTGCAGCTTCCACTTGTGCTTGGCGATGAATCCCTGGCATATGGGTACAGCTGGGAGAAAACGATCGATGATGATTTTTATAATATTGTGAAGATCTCATGGATGGATGAAAAGAGCGGAAAAGCACAGACAGTGCAGTCATTTGACCAGGACGCTGTGAACCGGTACGGAAATATGCAATATTATGAGCATGTTTCAGATAAAAGTGCGGATGTTGCCAAGCTTCAGGAAAAAACAAAGAATCTCCTGCGGTTGTACAATCATGAAAAGGAAACGATTAAGCTGTCCTGCATCGGGGATCACTCGGTCCGCGCTGGATGCAGTATTTATGGGAGTGTGGCGGATATCGGACTTGACCGGCGCGTCATCGTGAAAGCAGTCACACATAAGTATCTGCCGACACATACGATGGAGCTGGAGGTGATTGCGACATGATCAGTGAAAAATTAAAGAGGATATTTCGGGATTATTTGAATTCAGTAAAACTGTCGGCGATCCTTGTTGGCACATACCAGGGATCCGGAGTGCAGGTGAATGAAAGATTTACGATTCCGAATGATCAGCTCTCTGGAAACTTGAAAATGAGGGTAAAAAGCGGAGATAAAGTCCGGCTGCTTGCAGGAACCGGATGGGATGAGTTCTATATCCTTGAGATCATCGGCCGACAGGAGGCTTTCAAGGATGAGATCAAAGAGGAGGCGCTGAAATAATGGCATTAACCACGGATATGAAGATTCAAAAAGAGACATTTTCCAATCAGAGCTATTTTGATTCTGAAACGCAGATTCGGGGAAAGGTGGCTGATCTGGAAGCTCTTGGCCAGTCGATCAGGAAGCGGATAGGAACTCAGCAGTTTGAATATCCGATATACAGCTTCCGCTATGGCGTCAACTGGAGAGACCTGATCGGAAAGGATCAGGGATACATCCGGGCAGAGATGCAGCGCATGATCCGGGAAACTCTTGCAGAGGATGATCGGATCCTTTCAGTGGATGGATTTGTTTTTGAATTCAGAGGCATCACCTGTACATGCTCGTTTCGGGTAAGCAGTATATTCGGGCAGATCAGAGAGGAGGTGTCGGTAAGTGTATGAGGACAGAACATATGAAAATATTCTCCAGGAGATGCTGGATCGTGTGACAGAGGACGTGGATAAGAGAGAAGGCAGCGTGATCTATGACGCGCTTGCTCCGGCGGCATATTTTCTGGCAGACCAGTATTTTCAGTTGAACAATTTCATCGACCTTGTATTTTGTGATACAGCGGTAGGTGAATATCTGGACCGTGCTGTAAATGGATACGGTATCAATCGTAAGGCGGCCAGTGCTGCAATCAGAAAAGTTACAACCTCGGGAGATATTGCAATCGGGACCAGATGGATGATCAGCGATGTGGTATACCGGATAACCGGGCAGGTCGAAGAAAATTCGTATGAAGCCGAATGCGAAATTCCTGGAAAGATCGGGAATACGTATTCCGGCTCCTTAGAGCCGCTCTCGGCGGTTTCTGGCGTGACTGCAGAACTGACAGACATTATTACAGATGGAGCAGATGAAGAGACGGATGAGGCATTAAGAAATCGATTTTATGAAAAAGTGCGCCATCCGGCAACATCCGGAAATGCTCATCATTACAGGCAGTGGGCATTAGAAGTTTCGGGAGTGGGAGATGCGAAAGTATTTCCGCTTGATTCCGGACCCGGGACAGTAACAGTGCTGATCGTGGATGCAGACAAGAAAAGGAATCTTTCATTGGAGTCTGTAGTAAGTGAGTATATAGAAACTGTCCGTCCAATTGGTGCGACGGTAACTGTTTCAAGTCCATCAACGCGTGCTGTTGATGTATCAGCGAACGTGATCCTGGATGGAACAAAATCCTTAGATGATGTACTTGCTTTATTCAAAATTCAGGTTTCAGAATATTTGAAGTCATTGGTCTTTGTGGACTATCGTGTCAGCTATGCCAAGATAGGAAGCATTCTTCTCAGCATCGAAGGAGTCCAGGACTATGATGATCTGAAGCTTAACGATGCTACGGGTAATATTACGGTAGGTGTGAAGGAAATTCCTGTTGCTGGTACGGTAAGCTTGGAGGAGGTGCATCGGCTTGCGTCTGATTGAGGTTTTGCCAGATTATTATGATGATAATAAGACAATGCAGGAACTTCAGACAATCATATCTCAGGAATCTGATGGACTGGAGGAGGGCCTTGCAAACACTCTGAAGCAAATTTATTGGGCGAGCGCCACCGGGGCCGGCTTACTTCCGAGGCATGAGAGAATATTTGGAATTATCACTGATGAAGGAAAATCTGATCGATATCGCCGAGAAAAGATTTCGGCAAAGGCGGCGGGAGCTGCGACCACGCTGGTATCGCTGGTCCAGCATATTGCCGAGAGCTATACCAATGCAGCGGTGGAGATTCAGGAAAATAATGCAGGATATACAGTAACAGTCCGATTTACAGGTACATCGGGAATTCCGGGAAACATTGAGGATATTAAGGAAAGCATCGAGGAAGCGATTCCGGCACATCTGAAAGTGTTATATGAGTACATCTTTAATACTTATGGAGCAGTTGGGACTTTTACTCATAAGCAGCTTGCGGCATTTACCCATTATAAGATCCGAAATGGGCACCTGAAGACCAGAAGAATGGAAATGGGTACTTATCAGCACGTGGAACTAGGACAGCTGACACATGAGCAGATTACGAAAGGAGAATTACCAAATGGCAACTAGCACAGAAAACTATAATTTTAAGAAACCGGATGAAAGTGATTTCTATGATATCGCAGATGAGAATAAGAACTGGGACCTGGCGGATGAAGCACTGAAAAATCTGGATACACCGACCTTTGAAGATTATACCGGATCAACGGCCGTGCCAGCGGCAACCGATGCAATCAATCAGATGAAGTCGAAAAGGAAATTAGGGGTTCTTTTATCGAATATTAAAGCTGCATTTAAGGGAGCCTGCCTGATTGGTCACATCGTCAATAACTGTGTGACCGACAATGCCGGATTGCCGTTATCAGCGGCGCAGGGGAAGGTGCTGAAGGATCTGTATACTCAATTGTATAGTGACATGAGTAAACGTTTTGGAAATATCTTCGTTGATTTCTCCATATGTCCCAGTTTAGATGTTTTGGATACAGGTATTTACAATATCAATAATTATGACGGCAAAATTGCAAATGTGCCGTTTGCGGGTGGTACTTTTATGTGTATCACTGCCCAACAAGGCGACAGTTATAAATATCAGATTGCATCCAAAGCAACTGATTTAGCGTCAAGAAGCTTAACAAATGGCATATGGAGTGATTGGACATATTATGCTCAGCAACGTGATGTCCCATATTTTAAGGCTCTTGAGTTGATAGGAAACACTCCATTTATAGATTTCCATTTTAATAATTCGGATACTGACTACACATCGAGGATTATCGAACAAGCGTCAG